ACCAGCAACAGGCTCCGCTGCCAGATGATCGATGGAGCTATGTTGGGTTCTGCTGTGATGATACAGCCGGACAGCCAACGTGCGCTGGACGAGTTGGGCTTTACTTACTACGGGGCATATGCCGTCTTGTCCCCTAATGTGAATATCATTGAGAAGGCAGTTCCGAATCTAAGCACAGCCGTCCAGCCTGCGTTGCAGGATATATCGCAACAGCTTGCGATGAACACGGATACGGTTAGCACTTATGGTTCGCAGCAGAGTTCCCCTTACCGGAACCAGATGCAGGTTGTATCGGACATGGATGTAAGCACCCGTTTGTCTGGTGCGAGTTTGAATCTTTTCTACGCAAGCTGGAATCGGCTGCTGCGTGAGGTTGTTCGTCGTGTCGTGACGAGCAAGAAGAACGACCCCGCGTTGAAAGAATTTTATAGCAGGTGTGCTGCTAGAGGGGTTCCTGAGTCCTTTGTCAGGAGCCTCGATACTGCCCGAACCAGGGCGGTCAGGTCTATTGGTAATGGCTCGTATGCCAATAGACTTGTAGCCTTGCGCGAGTTGCAGTCGATAAGCGGCTCCTTCGATGAGGTAGGCCGTAGGAACCTCACCCGTGATATTGTATCGACTCGCGTAGGGCATGATTTAGCGGACAGGTATGCGCCGCAGGTAGAGGAGGCCAGACCGACTGTGGACAACACCATCGTGTTCTTTGAGAACGATAAGTTGTCGCAGGGTGTTCCGGTTCCTGTTGTAACGAACCAGTTGCATTCGATCCACTTGCAGGCACACATACCTGCCTTGATGCAGTTAGTTGAGCAGTTGAACGCGGGTGCAGTTGACCCCGTGCAGGCGTTGCCAGCGTTGCAGGCTTTCTACCAGCACATTGCTGAGACCGCGCAGTATTTGGCAGGCGATCAGAACCAGCAGTCGTTGGTTGGTGAGGCTAACCAAGCGTTGCAGTATGCGGAAGAGATGATCAACAATACGTCCAAGCATGTGCAGAAGTTGCAGCGGGAGCAGATGCAGGCAGCACCTGAAGGGGAGCAGCCTGCTGGTGACCCGATGGTTGAAGCCAAGTTGCAGGAGCATGAGATGAAAATGCAGATGGCACGACAAAAGGCAACGCTTGACATGGAGATCAAACAGGCCAAGTTTGAGCAGGAGCAAGCCATGCGTGATGCGAAGAACGTAATGGACATGCGCCAAGTCTAATTTAACATGCCCGAAGAAGTCCCCTTGCCCATCCCCTTGGATCGTTGGTTTAAAGATGTCAAAAGAATTGAGGAACTGCGAGAAATCCTGGATAATCCGTCTTTTCAGACGGCGGTTGCAATCCTCAAAGAAATTACCGGCCCCACCCTTAGTGGAATCAGCCCCAACAACGATGAAAATGGTCAGCGTTTCGCCTGGTATGCAGGTTACCGTGACGCTTTTAACGATTTGTTCAAGCTCACAAGAATGAAGCAGGATAAACCCGTAATAGAACCCGAAGAATGGACACACATACAGACACCGCAGTAGCTGAAGCACCCGCCGAAGCACAAGCTGAATTACCCCTAGCTACTGAGACCGCAGTAGTAGAAGCCCCTGAATCCGCATTAGACCAACTACCCGATGCCGCGACAGAACAACATACCAGTTTTTCCGATGCAATCGATGCTGCGTTGTCGCAGTTGGAGTCGGGGTCGGATCAGATCACCCCAGACCCAGAGCCTGCCAAGGAGACTGAGGAGGTTCAGCCCGAAGAAGCCCCTGAACCTGAATCAGAACCGCCCCTTGCGGATAAGGCCGAACAGGAGAATACTGAATCTGAGGATAAAGACTTGCTCGAAAGTTTGTCCGAAGATGTAACTGATTGGACACCGAAAGCGGCTAACAGATTTAAACAGCTAAAGAGCGAGCTTAAAAGTAGTCGTTCTGAGTTGGATCAATTGCGTCAAACTGTTGAGGAGCAGAAGTCCAAGTTGGACGAGATGACCGGATTGGTTGAGAACCGCGACATTGATAAGTTGCAGGAGTCCGTTGCTGATTATGAGTATGACCGTGCGTTTGAAAACTTGGAAGAGACGCAGGCGTATCAACAATCAGTTACTGAGCCTCTTAACAAGCTAGTGGACATAGCCCACCAGATTGGTGACCACTATGAGGTTGATTCCGACACCGTTCTGGACATTTTGGGGATGGAAGACCAAATCGAACAAGATGCTGCGATACAGCAGTATTTTGGCGAGGCGACAGATAGAGACAGGGCGACCCTTTATAGGGTCTTGGATGGGATTGACCCGATCCTAGACCGCCGCCAGCAGTTATATGATAACGTGCAAGATGCTTTGAATGAAGCAAACATGCTTGAGGAGCAGCGCATGAAAGCAGAAAAAGCCGCCGCTGCCCAGCACCGTGCGAACGTCACCCGTAACGTGGTTACTAGGGTAAACGAGAAGCTCCCATTTTTGAGTGGTGTAGAGGGGCTGGACATGGGGGCTATTGAAAGCAAGGCTGCTGAAACCGACCCTTCTGTAGTCCACCCAGTTGATTTTGCTTACAACGCGGTAGCGGCACAGTTGTTACCCGTTATTGTTAAGGAGTATATGACATCCCGCAAGGATGTTGATAACCTGATGGATAAGCTGGCTTCCTACGAAGATGCAGAGCCTACCATGTCAGGCACTCCTGCTTCTGACGGAACTATTCGCCAGCCAAGTGATATTAGCTTCGCGGATGCTATTAATCGGGCTTTAGGTGAGTAGTTGAGCTAGTTGCTTAAATAGGCTATTTTATAGGATGGCCGTTCGTTCGACACCACCACCGTTACAGTATGGAAGTCCCTTTGGGGCCGGAATGGGAGGCTCAAGGAGAGTTGGCCGTAAAAGAAGTGTTCTGGGTAAAGAAAGACGCAGGAGCGGTCGCAATCAAGTGGGAAGCACTAAGCCACGTTTGTCCAAAGCGGCAACGCAGAGTGCAGCGGAGACAGCGAGCTTTTTTTCTGGTGCAAAAAAACGCGACGATAAGTCTCGTAAAGACGCTCGACGTAGGGCAGAAAATAGATTTCAGACGTATAAAGCCGGAATAGACGCACAGGCGTATAAGTTATTGGGCAAGACCCCACAAGAGATGGAAGTGCTTCGTAAAAAAAGTTTACGGGCTGATCCTGGCGGGGACGCATTTGCCCAAGGGCAGGCGAAAGAATTGTATAACCGTGCTGTCATGGGCTTAGAGGAAGCCCGTGGAACTGCTATAGCAAGATCAAAAGGTAGGCTCTCTTCCGCAGATGCTATACAGATGGCCGAAGGAAATAAGCGTCCGTATCAGTGGGGGATGCGCTCGCCTTATTAATATAATAGGAGTATTACCGTGGCACGTTTCAAGAGGTTACCAAGTGGTCGTATCCAGTTTAGGGGTGAGACCTTTGCGGGGTTCAATAAGCCCAAACGCGCACCGAAAGGGAGTAAGAAGAAGTTTGTTGTATTAGCCAAGCAGGGGGGCAAAGTCCGCAAGATTGGTTATGGTCACCGTGATTACAAAGACTTTACACAACACAAAGACCCGAAGCGGAGGAAGAACTTCCGGTCTCGACATAATTGCAAAACAGCCAACGACAAACTAACCGCTCGTTATTGGGCTTGTAAGAAACTTTGGTAATGGCTAAGAAAACAAAGTCACGGGTTAACGAAGCGGGAAACTATACCAAGCCAGGTATGCGTAAGCGTTTGTTTAAACGTATAATGGCGGGGACTAAAGGTGGCAAAGCCGGACAATGGTCTGCGCGTAAAGCACAAATTTTAGCCCGTGAGTATAAGAAGGCTGGAGGAGGTTATAAGTAATGGCTTATAAAAAACCACAGAAGTCGCTCAAGCAGTGGACAAAAGAAGATTGGGGAACTTCTTCAGGAAAAAAGTCTTCGGAGACGGGTGAGCGTTATCTGCCAAAAGCTGCCCGTGAATCTTTAACGCCTGCCCAGAGAGCGGCAGGAAATAAAAAGAAAAGAGAAGCATCTGCAAAAGGCAAACAACGCGCTCCTTACACCAAAGCAGAAAGAACTGCATTTATAAAATCAACCTATAGAAGAAAATGAAAAAAGAAGATTTTAAACCTCACATGATGTATAAAGACGGCAAAGGCGTAAAAGCTACCACTTACGCAAAGCACCTTGAGCTAAAGAAGAAGGGATATGGGCATACTAAGCCTAAGAAGAAAAAAGCCCGTAAATCTTTTAGGGATGCCGTTGAGTCTCGTATGGGCGGCTATTAGAAATGCCCTCTGACCACATCTCCAACACGGACTACCATAACCACCTTAAATCCAGCCCATATGACAATGGGTATGGTATACGGGAGGATTATGACGCTCTGAAAGAGCAGAAGATAGAGCTTCAGCATCGTTGCGCGATTTACAAGAAAGGCTTGCAAAATGCTCTCGATTGGCTGAAAGAAAACACCAACATGCCTGATGATGTCAAGGATAGCCACTTGGCAGAGAGTATTGTGTGGGAACGCCTGAAGATTAATGAGCCTGGATTGGAATAAAATTGTATGCAATGCCCTTACTGTCTTAGTTGCCACTGTATTTGTCGGAGCCGCCGCCCAGTTGTGGAGTGGCGTTCAGACTATCGATTCTAGAATTGAGTCTAATCTGGTAGAGATAAAGGCTACTCAGGATGTCCTATCCGCTCAGATAGACAGGGCTAATGGCAGGCTGGCTGAGATATTGCCCCTCATACTTATCGATGATACATTCGATGAACCCCAGAAAGGGGCAAAGAATTTGATCGATGAGCGAGTGCAACAACAAATCCAACAGTCCCATAGACCCTAAGTTCCTCATTTCATTGCTCGTAGGATTGGCTGTGCAGGCAGGCGGTATCGTTTGGTGGGCATCCAAGCTACAATCGGAAGTCCAGCACAATGACTTCCAGATCAAGATGATCGCAAAGGACGTGGCTAAGAATTCAGAATTTTCGGAGTTATGGCCTGCTGGTAAGTGGGGCAGTGGGTCTTTACCCTCCGATGTCCGGCAGGATTTGAAAATATCTATGCTGGAGATTGACGTGGAGAAGATAACGGAAAAACTCTACAACGGACATACACCCCCTAAAAACTAAGTTTTGAGAGGATTAATAAGCATAAGCCTGTATGGGGTCAAAGCTAAGTATACCTATGGGGCGGTAGAAAATGCACGACTTGCTAAAACTATATACCCCGACTGGGACATACGGTTTTACGTCGAACGTGGGCATTACGCCATCGACAACTTAAAAAAGGAGGGCGCACAAGTGGTGGAGATGGATAAAGCCGAAGGCTCTAGGGGAATGTTTTGGCGATTTCTAGCCGCTGATGACACGGACTACACCCACATCGTTGTGCGGGATGCAGACTCTAGGCTCAATGTCCGAGGAGCCGCGTGTGTGCGTGACTGGGTAGATAGTAATAAAGACTTACACGTTATTCGGGACAACCCTCACCATTATAAAAGGCGCATACTTGGGGGTGCGTGGGGCATAAAGACGGGTGTTATGAACATGGCAGAAGCTATAAATGCATGGGATCACACTAATCAATATGGGTGCGACGAAAATTTTTTGGGTGCGGTTGTATGGGAAAAATTACATCATAGCTGTTTACGGCACGGCGATGTGAAGGAATGCGACACGGATGTGTTAATTCCTGACCATCCTGAATACAATGGCTTTATATGCGAGCGGATACCCCCCGTATTTTCTGGGGAATCCCGTGTAGTTTTACTTAGTCCCTTGAAATATAAGTCCCGCAGGAAAAGGTTTTACCAATCTGCTAAAGAGTGCGGGAGTCCTTTGTTGGAGAATATAGAGTGGCATGTTGGAACCACAGAAAAAGATAGGGTGCTACCTATACACTTTGAACACATTGAAAAACACCCGCACTATTTCTTAGCGACTTCTGACCATATAGATATTATTGAGCGAGCAATTTTAGATGATGTAGAGTATTTATTTGTATTTGAAGATGATGCTTCATTCATACCAGATTTTGATGAATACTTATGCCGCATGATGGCGGCAATGCCTGCTGACTGGCTAGGAGCCATGTTGGGTGGGCAGAATGTCCACGCGAGGAGCTATATTGATAGAGAAAAAGATGGAGAGGCTATAGCTAGAGTTAACGGGTGTATAGGGATGCATGGTGTTATGTGGAACAGGGCTGGGATGATTAGGGGGCATGAACATTTTACTTACTGGAACCGCAAGACCATCGACCAAGCGTTCAGCCATTTGCAAAAAATTGAGCCGAAGTTCTACACACCATCGCGGTGGATTGTAAATATAGATGACAAGGCTATCCAGTTTGGCAAGGACTCTTGAAATTCTTCTCTACTTGGTTTGAACGTAGAGAACATTCATAATGCTCATACACCCCCTAAAGACTAAATACCGCCCCATTGCGGTCTTTTTGTTGATAAACAGCTTTGTCTTTAGCAGTATGCTACTTTACTTAGCCGCATCTGCGGTTTTAATACTAAGCTCGTATCCTGACTAATGCCTAACTACGATTACCGATGCCGCCTTTGTGGGAACACCTTTGAGGTATTCCAGTCAATGAATGACAAGAAGCTCAAGAAGTGCCTTGATTCGGCTTGTGGGGGCGAGGTAGAGCGTCTTATAGGGACAGGCTCCGCTGTGATATTCAAAGGCTCTGGCTTCTATTCTACGGACTACAGAAGTCCTTCCTACAAACGGGACAAAGCCGCCGATAAGTAAAAATGCTCTATTGCACCTGCTCTTAATAGGTTTAAATTACTGAATACAATTATTTGCTATGGCTAGATTTACACCCAGAAGAAGTCAACAGAAGAGGAAATCAAAGCCTGGTCAAGGTTTGAACAAACTTTTACAGCGTAGGGGGTTACTACGTCCCAGGGACACTGAAGCTGACCGTGAGCGTAGAGCAAGCCGCAGACCTATTTTCGGAACAAAAGCTGGGGGAAGACCAAGCACAGTTAAGGGTAGCTCAAGGATGACACCTGAAGCAGCCCCCGCTCCTGAAGTATCTTCTAGGGCGGTCACGCCAAGGATTTCCGAGCTTACCCCCACAGAGACACGACCTGTGGCTCCGACTCGACCAGCACCAGCACAGTCACCCCGCGTTCCCCTGAAGCCTGTAGCTCCCGAAGACCCTGTTACAGAAGAAGGTCAAGCACCAACGATGCCTTCATTTGAGGTAGAAGACGTAACCAATACGCCAATCAACATACCAGAAGGTGATCCATTTGAGGAGCCAACACCAAATTTTGACGTAACTCCTGAGTTCTGGGCGGGGCAGTTTAAGGTAGAACCCCCCGTTAGTGGAAGAAAACCTATTTTTGGGTATACGCCAAGTCCCTCCAGGGGAGGCAGAGATGCCGTTGTTGATTTATTCGACCCTTCACAAACAATGGATGCTAGAAGGTTACAGCAGCAACGACAACTCCCGAAGGGCGTATCCGAACCGTCTGTGCCTGTCATGTTTCCACAGCTTGCCGCAAACATACCGCCACCACAAGAAGCAGAGGAAAATCCAATTTGGGATAGGCTACGCGCTCAGTTTGGCGATGCAGCCATTCAAAGCATTATAGACGAAGCCGATGCGGAGTCCGACGAGGAGGGAGCGTTTCCACTTCTCCGAGGACTTACTTTTGGTAGTAGTGGTAGCTTTTAAATCCCCCCTTGACCCCCTTTAAATTTCCATTTATCTTTATTTACGTTACAGGAACTAGGTTGCTCTAGCCGTTCAATTTTAGTTCAGGTTCCTGAAACAACATATCCAAGAAGTCTGTAGGTTGCTCTAGCCTTTGAATAGTTCTACGAAAGCAGGCTTCACACTGAACTAGGCTGTTTCCCGCTGAAAGGGAGATGGTTTGCACCTACATATATAAAACTTAACCATTTTAATAAAATGTCACAAACATTTTCAATCGATGGCACAACCGCCATCAACACCGTCCTTGCTGAAGAGGCAAACAGGATTGGTAATGATATTCATAAGCAGACTCTTCATACGAGTCCGTGGATCGACCTCATCAAGAAGTCAACTTTCCCAGATCAGTCTGGCGGATTCCTGACTACTCTTGTGTATGACCGCGCTATCCCAGTATCTACTGGGAACGGTTCCAGTGCTGCTGGACAACCAGGAGCCGACTGGCTGGCTGTTGCAGCTTCTGAAGGGAGCGGCACTCTTGGCACTTCCACGCTTGGACAGCCGATGCCTAGTGGGGATACGATGGAGACTGAGATTGCCCCAAACAAGGAAGAGGCAAAGTCCTTCGTTCACTTCGGTAAGAAGCTGAAGCAGTATGAGCTTAAAAGGGCAGCCCTTGAGTCGCCCCGCATTACGCTTGACGATATGCGCTTCGCTGCTCACCGCACCGAGCAACTCCGTGCTATCATGGACTTGCTTACTGAGGCTACCCGCTACACTTGGGAGAACCGCTACCGCGACGAATACGCCCGTCTTTCCGACAGCTATGTTGGTTGCGTAGCATCCGGTTCTGCTATCCAGAGCGGCTTTGAAGGTGACGCAATCGATGCAATGCTTGACCTTGGAACCGCTGGTTCCTTTACGGTTCCGACAGCCAACATCTCAAACGCAATCCTTGACAAGTGCTACTACAACCTCATCCGCAAGGGTGCTGGTAACAATGCATATGGTCGTGAAAATGGTCGCCCTGTATTTGCTCTTATCTGCTCTTCTGAGGCATCTTATCAGCTTCAGACTGAGGCTGGATTCCGTGACGATGTTCGTTACAACAACGCGAAGGTCAGTGACCTGATCGCTCCGCTTGGCATTGAGAAGTCCTTCCGTGGTTTCTACCACCTGATTGATGATCTTGCCCCGCGTTTCGACTTGGACAATACAGACCAAATCACCCGCCACCTCCCCTACGAGGTAGCCAGTGGTTTAACCACCTACAACACCAGCTATGAAGATGCTTCTTACGAAGCTGCTTTCATTGTCCACCCCGAAATGATGGAGTCACAGATTCCAGCACCTCTGGGGTCAGTTGGTAGTGGGGTCACTTTCAACGCCCAAGATTATAAGGGCGACTTTAAGTGGTTAAATATTGCTCACGCTACGAACAACCCTGATTCCAATACTGGATTCTTCCGTGGTGTTCTTGCTTCCGCATCGAAGCCGATCAAAACCGACTTTGGTTTCATGATCCTCTTCAAGCGCGATAGCTCGACACCTGCCGCCTAAATCTAAAGCGGGGTTCCTCGTAAAGGGGAACCCCGCATAATTTAATTCAACAAGTAAAAAATTATGCCAACTTTAGATGACGCGCCAACCGTTGAGGCTTTGGCTGGGGCTTCTGTAACAGTCTCTGATCTTGTTCAGATATATGATGTTTCTGAGCAAAAAGCGAAGACTATTACTATTGCAGAATTAATTGTAGCTCTCGATGCTCTTGATGCAGGCGCACTTGCTGACGGTTAATTAGCATCATAACGACTCACAAGAATCCCCGATCCTCTTGACAAAAGGAGGGGATCGGGGTTCTTTCTTTTAACCAATTGATATTATGCCAAAAGTAGGAGACAAACAATTTCCATATACCGAAGAGGGGATGGCTGCTGCTGAAGCAGAGGCTGCTGCAACAGGTCTTGAGATAGAGGCCGACGATGCTGCGTCACAACTTCCACAGGAAGAGATGATGGATGCCCCTGAAGAGGAAGTAGCCGAAGAGGCTGTTGAAGAAACTGAAGAACCCGCAGAGATGCCGGACGAAGCTGTCATGGGGCAACTTTTCGAGGTAGTCTTTGGAACAGCATTTGACGCTGACAACCCCGAAGCTCAAGAGCAGATGCAACAGCTTATGGATATCCTGTCTGCTGACCCAAGGCTCACCGCAGCCTTGGCTTCCGGTGAACTGTCCGTATCTGAATTTGCCATCCAGCTTTATCGCGTGATGGAAGACAAACGTGCTGCTAGATCGGCTGAACAGGCCGCTGGTGCTTAGACCAATGATGTCACCTTCCGAACCAGATCATAGCAAGGGCGTAGCCAGCAAGGAAGACGCGCATCATGATGACGCTAAGTCTGATGCCCGTATGTCTGCTACCGACCTCCGTGCCGTTCACGACAAGTCCTGCGAATTGGTCAAGATGATCGATTCTGGGCAGTTAGACGAAAAACTTTCCAAGGCTTGGGTTCAGTCAAAGCTGACCCTGGCTAACCACTACTTAACCGCCATCCATGACTATATAGTCCATGATAGAGAAGCTGCCGATTCTAATGAGCATGGGGATGTGAGAGGGGACGGCGGCGACATGGGTGGCGGTTTCCTTATTTCGATTGAGAAAAAACTGAGCAAGTAAAATGACTTTAAGTGGTATCAGACTAAAGCAGAGTTTATCTGCCCGTGTGGCTTCTACAGGATTGCAGAGTTCCATCCTTGTTGGTGGCAGTACGTCAGCATCCTTAAATAGTAGCCACGCGGATATTATCTATGGGTTTTCCTTAAAGTCAGGACACGCGAGTAATCAGGTAAGGTGGTCTTTAAAAGAACACACCTTAGAGCAACTAGAAGCCAGCACCGCCCCAACTTGCACTGAGTCCGTTGGAGCTACAGGGACTCCCGCGTCTATATTAGACGCAGATGGTAATAGTATATCTAATGCAGTAACCGCACTAGCTATCTATTATGAGATACCCGCAGACGTTACCACTGGTTCGTTTGTAAAGGCGACATCGACGGCAGATCAGTTCTCAACTATTAAGTTGGTTGGCAATACTTCGGATTCGGCTGTTCGTTCTGTTCTGATGTCTTGCCGCACGGCTTGTGGTACTGATTCGGTGACATTTACTTTTGGAGGCACAGATGGTGCTGGGGTAAAAGTAAATGTGGTCTATTTGGCTAACACTACTTAGTAGTAAAACATATGCCCATATCTTCAAATCGACGGCAAAGAATAATTAACTTCGCAACTCCAAAGGTTGCTGACCTTGTCGTTGTTGAACGTGTTGACGCAAGTAAGAATCTAAGTTCTGCTGATGCCGCCGATGCCGTAGCCGATGAGGACGGTAACTTTGGAGCGGCACACCCAGACACTACCAAGTTCCCAGACTTTAAACTTTCTTTAATCAAAGATGGTCAAGATGAGCAGGGGCAGTTTCAACTGTGGTATTATGTAAAGGATCGCGCCAACCAAGACGATTATAATTGGGAGTTCCAAGCGGCTGGCGCGAGTAACCCGCACTACGATACCGTTGTTAGGACATATGTTTTACCTCGTTTTGGTTCAGGCACTGATGGGGCATTAGGGGTGGGGCAGACTGGGGGGACTCATGTGTTCGATGAAGATTTACCATTATTAACGTCTTCTATGCCTACCTCTACCTTCGACCCTTTTGGAGATGGTTTAGGCGGGAATGACCCCGATGAGTCATATATACTTTTTGAGAAAAAACAAGTTCGTTCAGGAGATGAGACTCTGGACTCGTTGTTCGTTGTAGAGCAGAGGGTGTATGTCAAGCGTGTCCCGATGTGGCGTGTGGATACAGACCCAGAGTTCCCAGAACATGATGCATTAGTTACTAAGGAGACTCTTTGGTATGTGGGCGAGAACCCAAAAGCGACTCGTCGATTTCTATCTGATGAGACATTAGCAGATGTTGTTGGGTCGGATGCATCAACAAAAACCCCCGCATTATTTGCTAATCCTGATGCTCAAATAGTTTTATACGACTCTGACCCAGAGGAAAATACAAATTTTTGGGGTGTGGACGGGCATGGAGTATTGCGCGAGGGCAAACAGCTAACCGATAATTGGTATGCTATTATAGAGAAGCAAGTCGTAGGAGCTACTGGCTTGTTGTCTACTATAAATACATACCAAAACTATTCATGGCCTGCCGTCCTTGATGGGGAGACCACCGCTATGTCAGAAACAGAGTTAGCCGCCACGGGAGGAACTGAAGCAGGTGCGGCGGGGGATAACAAAGGCGGTATAGTAATACATTCTTGGGAACGCCAAACTGGGGGACATGATACGGTGGCTACCCCCATATTTAAAAGGCAGTCGTGGTCTGGCCCCACCAAAATGAAAATTGAACAGTTTTGGTCGAAGACAGCATTTCCTGTAGTCACACTTTCTGATCTTAGTGCTGGTCAGAAACTTGAGGAAGGAACCAACACTCATCTGGCGGTAATACACCCCATGCTCCCTGAACCGATTAACTTTGTTACTCCGATTTTCACAATGAGAGTTGGGGCTTGTCTCCACACACGGGTTCATGTATACGCCACATCTGGGACAGACCATGAGGTTTACGAATATGCAGGTGCGGCTTTTACATTTGATCGCACTAACTATGTGGATTGGCCTGACGAACTTGTTATTTCTGACACGCAGACTTCTTTTCGCGGGGGTTATTTAAGAGAGCGAATTACGGCTTATCACCCTGATGTGTCGAATGTCGATCCACCCGCTTAATATTTGTTGAAATGGCGGGAACACCACCAGTAAACCCACAGACAAGCCATCCCGCAGATGACTCTGGTGCTAGAGGAATAGGGGGCGGTAGAGTAGACCCGTCCCATGAGATGCACTACATGGGTAAATGGCCTTTTGGCCCACCCAATAATCCAGACCCAGATGCTGCTTATGCTGAAGGCGTAGAACTCCATGTTCAAGCACCTTCGGGTGGGGGTCAGTTTGATAATATACACCCCTTCAAACTTCAGTTTTTCATAGATCGGGATCAAGAGTCTGAAACATATGGGGAGGAGCGACTCCGTATTTATACGGGGATGTTGACCGCAATGATCAACAGCTTTGAGTATGACGAGAACAGCGATACAGTAAACACATATACCCTGGATGTTAGTGAATGCACGGGAGGGCTATGCTCTGGTGAAGAAACCTCTGAAGAGTCATCCTCTGAAGAGTCATCCTCTGAAGAGTCATCCTCTGAAGAGTCATCCTCTGAAGAGTCAACCTCTGATGAGTCAGGAATGTCTGACATGGAGGATGCGTCAACCTCTGAAGAATCATCCTCTGGGTCTTCCTCATCGTGTGAACACTCCCACACCATAACAATTACGGATGGGGATCATACACATGGGGACGGAGGACATGAACACGACCTGCCAGAACATGAGCATAAGCTAAGAGGATATGTTTCGCTAAATGACCCAGTGAGTGAAGAGGTTGATAAGTTCTTAACTGTAGGTAGTCAGAAACCCATACACGGTATGCTCCAAATTGAGCCTGAAGGGTTCACTAACCTGACTAACAACTTAGGGCAGGAATTAGAGTATAGAGCGCAAACCCTTCCTGAAAATGAGACATATGGAAAGGTTTACCTGACATGGGATTTAGATACAACGAACGTCCCGCCAGCAGACAAAGATGCGATAGAAGATGTCGTCCAAAATGTAAGGATTCATGTAGAGCCTCATGCAGAAGAAGGAGACCCAGCAGACACCGCAGACCCAGCAGACATAGATGCTGGTTCTTTAGACGTTAAGGATGATGAATGGAAAGCAGAAAGAGAGGAACCCAAGCTGGGTAAATACTACCTGCATATTGGAACGACATATGATACCTCGATAGAACCTGATGAGGATACTGAAGTTGAGGATATAAATATTAAGAAAATAGTGCAGGTAATATACGAAAATGTATACTACTCTCCGTTTATCCTCCCTGAGAAATCATAATTACTTATCGTGAAGAAGTTAAATGAGTTGTTTGACAAAGTGTTTGTCATTAACTGCTCCCACCGCAAGGACAGGCTCCTTAAACTTAAAGAAAATTTCCAACTAACGGGGGTCGTAGACTTCTCTGATGTAGAGATATTTAATGCTATTAATGGGTTTAAGATGAAGCTACCCCCCTATTGGAAGCGCGGTAGAGGCACTTGGGGGTGCTACCAATCTCATTGTAGTCTTATTCAGAATATTTTAAACAGCGATGTAGACTACAAAAGTATATTGATTCTAGAGGACGATGTATTTTTTAATATGTCATCTCTTGTGGAAATCAATTATCTAGTGAAGCATTTGCCACACGACTGGGATCAGTTTTATTTAGGGGGTCAGCACCGCTCGTTACCTGAACGGACGGACAACCCACTGATCTTACGCGCCAAGTCGGTCAACCGAACTCATGCTTATGCGCTGAATTCGCGTGTGTTAAAAGATTTCTACGCACATATTACAAATGTTCCAGAGTTTGCAGAACGTGGAACTCATATTGACCATCACTTGCAACGCGCACATGAAAGCGGGATGTGGAACACATATTGCCCCCTTAAATGGGTAGCTGGTCAGACTTCTGGAGATAGTAATATATCGCACTCTCGTCGCTCTGACGGCTCTTGGGAAAGTGCCACCCCTAACCGTAGGTATTGGCATCCCAACAACCCTAACGAGGGTATAGACGCAAATAAGGCAGAAGCCTACTATTTAGGGGATGAAGCCCCCATAACGGCTCCTTGAAATAGCTTTTAAAACACCTATATTTAACAAGTCATGCCAACTTCAAGCGTAGCTAATTTAAGAACCAAATACCGTGGGTATTTGGACGCAGGTGCTGCCACCGATGCTGATTTCCGCAACGCCTTGGACGAAATTATGCCCCGTATATACCAGATGGGCTTCTGGCGGGATATGATGACCACGCTTGAGGAGGTGGATGTCAGTAGTGGATATTACACCCTGTTAGAGGATGTTACCTCAACAGGAGTCGGATATGATAGTATCCTAGCAGCCATCCTGGACGATAGCCCAACAGTGCTTTACTCTATATGGCATGATTACCGGATGTTTGGGGAACCAAGCACGACAGCAGCTTCGGATGTTACATCCTTAATGGCAGGTGTATTTGATGACGGGTATTCGGGTGAAGGTGGACGCAGGCGATACAGGATATCGCCAGTGGACTCTGACACAAAGGCTACGCTCTTGTTGAGGCGGAAGTATGTCCCCGTATCAACAGATGACAATGATTTGGTGTATATACCGAACGAATCTACCATCATAAAACACGGCCTCCTGGGTAAGCTGGCAGAAGACAACGCCGATATACAAAGGGCTGAGTATCATTGGCAGACTTGCCAAAAGCTCCTTGAAGCTGACATTGACTCCTATAGAGGTGGAGCAAGACCAAAAGTCACTATCGCACCCGAAGGAGTAGGCAGCGGTATGAGGGGCATGTATTAATTTTAAATAAACAACAATTAGCTATGGCTACAAATAACATTGAAAAACAATCCTTCGGTCAAAATGGTATCCTTTTTAGAAACACAACCGTTGTTGCTAATGGAGATTTCTGCGCCTTACACTTGGTAGAGGACACCAGATTTGAAGCTATAACTTATGCTGAGTGTGATACTGCCACAGGGGATGCACTACACAACGGAACAATAGGATCAGCATATGTTTTCCCAAAAGGAACCATAATTTATGGTCAAATAACTAGTTTTAAGTTACACGATGGGGCAGTCATTGCCTATAAAGCGTGTAGATAACAAAGAACCATGGCTCCCCGTTTAGGATTAGGGAACAGTGTAACGGCTAACCCTGTTATTGACAGCTTCGATAACACTTACAGTGTTGACTTCGATGGTTCAAATGACTACATGGATGCTGGAACAGGCATTGGTGACACATTAGGAGACAACTATACCGGAAGCCTATCTGTTTCGTTTTGGTTCAAAGCAGACAACCCTGCGAGGACGTATGACGGGATGTTTGACATCGGCCCCTTCAATGGCAATGGGGGTAAGTTTTGGGTGCAAATGCACAGTAACAAACTAAGATTCTGGTTGGATGAGTTTAACTGGATGCGAACTGTAGCGTTCACGGACTCCTCGTCATGGCATCATTTAGTTGCGATCTATGCGGCAGGTAGTGCGACAAATAGTAAAATGTATCTAGATGGTTCCTCTGTTGGGACTATCAGTTCAAGCTACAACACGTTCCCATCTAGCTCTGACATGGATTTTGCTGGACTAAAAACAATCCTCGCTGGATACTACTCAACTTCATACACTTGGGCTGGGCTTATTGATGAATTAGCTATCTTTAATTCCGAATTATCAGCATCCCAAGTGACTTCTATTTATAATAGCGGCAAACCCAAATCACTTACCAGTTTAAGTCCTCTCGGCTGGTGGAGGCTGGGGGATAACGATGGTGGGACGGGGACAACTATTACTGATCAAGGTTCCGGTGGTAATGATGGAACTCTTGTAAATGGGCCATCCTTTTCAACTTCAGTCCCTTAATATTATGCCACGGAAATATGTAGTTATTGACTCTTCCGATGTATCACAAGTGGATTTCAGCAGAGTCCTTGAAACATCAGAAGACACACTTCGGTGGTCAGTTGATGGTTCACAAACCTTTGTTAAATTTGAAGGTGCAACACCCGATTTTTTGGTAGGTAAAACGCAATTAACTTATGGGGAGATGCTCAATCTTCTTGAATCTCCTACTTGGGTGGAATCACCAAACCCGTTTGAGTAATGAACACCGGAGAGATCATAACCAAGGGGACTACAGGGATTGCTGGCTCAGTTGTGGCGGTTCTCTCACCTTATCAAGAGCATATGGAGTGGGCAATACAGGTCTTAGGAGGGCTTTTAGGAATTGCAGTGGCAGTGGTTTCGCTGTATCATCTACTAAGGAACAAGAATAAAAAATGAGCAAAGACGCTATACTAGGAATCGTAAGACACATCCTCACCTTCGGGGGAGGCTTTATGACTCAGGCCGGAATCGCATCTGACGATCAAATCACCACTGGCGTATCCGCTATCGTGACTCTTGTCGGACTTGTCTGGTCTGTCCTTAACAAGAAGAAGTGAAGTTCTTCCGGCTTCTAACCGCCGCGCTGGAGGCTTACATCGCGTATGCGAAGTGGCGGCAGAGAACATTTGTCTATGATCTGGAAGATACTATTGATGATCTGGCTGCCGACGGCAGTCCTGCTGCAAAGCTGCGCCTTGAGAGACTCGCAAAGAGGCTTGAACGAGAGCGCACTTTATGACCCCCCAACGGTGACCCTGATTGATGGGGTCACCTATCCTTTTGAAGAAGGAACCCTACAGGGGCGAGGGCAGAAGTTTCACTCAGACTACTCATACCGCAGGGCTATAATCATAGGGGGAGGCAAATGATCCTCCGTGTTATTAACACCCTAATTATTCTACTAATAATTATCTTGGCAATAGTATCTCTTTTTATAGTCCCGTTAACATCAATAATATTTGGATTTGGCCCGACATGATAGCCCTCTGCATAGGACACAGCCGCCAAGGAGATAGTGGAGCCGCCTCTGTTGATGGAACAACTGAGTATGATTATAACTGTGACTTGGCACAGCAGATATCCATAAAGACCCGTGAGGACATTCGCATTTATAATGCATATGAGGGCAACGGTTACACCAGTGCCATGCGCTGGCTCGCCAGGAAGCTCAAGAAAGACGGCGCAGAATTCGCCATCGAGCTTCACTTCAATGCCGCTTCCCCATCCGCCACCGGACATGAGTGGCTGTATTGGAACAGTAGTGAAAAAGGAAGGCTCTTAGCGCGTTCTTTAAGGGATTCTACGGAAGATTCCTTTCCACAGTTTACGAGCAGAGGAATTAAAGCGCGTGGGAAAGGGTCTCGCGGAGCTAGTTTTCTACGTTTAACGC